TGTATCTCTTTCTTGACCACTTCTATTTTTTCCTTTGTATCAATTACAGATTCTCTTACCAGCTCATCTTTGAGTTCAAATTCTGTTCGAGAAATAGTTTGAACGGGAAGCTCTTTAGCTTCTTGAATTTGTGCATCTAGACGATAATATAAACCAACAAACGATGCAACAACTATCGCAATGGTAACCAAACTTTTAATAGTTAGACCAAGCGTAGTCTCTTCACCTAAAATAGTTAAGTTTCTTTTTGTTACGCTATCAATGATGTTGTCTAGTTTACCTTCAGTTTGAGCTTTGTCTTTCATTTTTTACAGTCGCAGGGTTTTTTGTTAGATGGAAAAATGTTTTCTGCTGAAGCAATTCCAAACGATCCTAAAGTTAAAATCATAAAAGATTGCAAAATTGTATCGCTAACAACTAACTCTTTGCCATATATTCCTGTTGCAAGATCAATACCTGCAAATAATACTAAAACGACAAAACTGCAAGCTCCAATAATTGTTTTCTCATTCCAGTCGTTGTTGTCTTTAAAAATTTCTATAAAACTCATTTTTTCTTTTTGTTTAAGAATGTTTTTAATTTATTTTGATTTTCTAGTTTTGGCCTGTAAGTCTTCTTACAAGTTCCAACCTGTGTTTTGTACTGTGTAGTCAGGGTAGACATCGCTTTGATTGTTAGTTGTATATTCAGGAAAAAGATTTTGATTGTAAATCATATAATCTGTAAATCTCTCTGTGTAATACTCTGCTAACTTGCGAGATTTTTCAATTAAATAATCTACTTCTAACTTGTCAACACTTACAGATGTTTCTGAAGTATGCTTGTAAACGCCTCCATTGCCTACTGTGTAAGCTGCAAAAGGAAGATATTCCACCATTGCGTATTGGATCAAAAGTGGTTGTATAAAATCATTAACTAATTTTAAGTAATTCGGATTGTCAGCCTGTGTAAGTGTGTTATTGATAATCATATTACTGATTGCATCATACAACTTTGTTCCTGTAAAATTTTGAACGTGAATGACTTGAGCAATTTTTATAAATTGTATAAATTTGTCAACGTCTAAGCTGCCTGAAATCAGCGTGTTTCGTACTAAATCTTCTCTTGATATAAATAATGCTGTTGCCATAGTTTATCTTGGGTTTACAAATCCATTGTTTGGCATATTAATCGGCTTTTCTGCAACTTTAGGATTGTTCTTAATTATTTTTGCTCCTTGATTTTTAGCTTTACCTACTCCCACTTCTGCTTTAGGACTTCTAGCATCTACATTCTTTGTGCCTTCTTTACCCATATAAACTTGCCTCATCCAAAAATGATGACAATTACCTCCACCTTTGTAGAACCATATTGAGTAGCCTTCTGACTGTTTTCCTTTTTCTGCCCAGCCATAGTTAAGCTGAACACTATTCATTGATACAATGTCTTCTTTGCGATATATTTTTTTCGCATTAACCATTAACCTACAAAATTCTCTAGTGTTCTTTTGAAGTCCTCCAGTATATTGATATCTGATTTTGTATGGTCTGCCATCAGGAGTAATTCCATCTTGTACGCTCTTAGCGTTTGGTCTAGCTGTGCCAGTAGATGCAAAATTATACATCTTGTCGATTGCAGCTTCATGTTCATAGTCCACAGGAGATTCCTCAACAAGCTCCCATTCGTTTAAATCTATATCCTCACCAAACTCACTTAAAGATTCATAGATTTTACCATATTCTTCATCGTCTAATGCTTTAATATCATCGTGACTATAGCAAGGCATATAAAAAATAATTCCATCCTCTTCGTGTTCGTGATATCCTTGACATCCTTTTGCAGATGCAGCAGCTTCTGCTTCTTCTTTTGTGTTGTAAACCTTTTGACCATCAATCTCTTTTAGCTTAACATCTTCGCTATTGTTGATTGGAATGCAATTAGGAACTTTCTTGCCATTTTTTATTTTCATTCCATATTGCTCATATCCTGATTGACAAGGTTTTTTTAAGTTTACTGAGCTTAATTTAACGCCTGTCTCTTGCTCTCTTGTCTCTTGGTCAACAACTACATTCTCTTTGAAAGATAGTGGCTGTAAAGTGATGAAATAAAGGTTTAGAGCGATCTCATTGTAAGCAAGTATCTCATCACAAGCATCAAGAATTGTTTCTTGCATAGGGGCGATGACAGTATTCTCAAAAAGCTCACTTGCTGTCTTTAATTCTTCTGCGTTGTTTCCTAACCCTGTTTGATCTTTAATTCCTAAAAGCATAGGAGATGTAACCCTGTGACCTACCATTAGCTTTTTAGATGCCTCATCTGACAAAAACTGATACTGGTCTGCTGCATCAGATAAACTTACTGGGGTAACATCAGCAGCCATCTCCTTAGAGTCGTTGAAAGCTAAAATAAAACGACCAGCATTAGATGTGCCTGCAAACTTTTGCGCTATGCGTTGCTCTATCTCATACCTTGCATTCTCATCAGGAACTCCATTATTGAAGTTGATGAGCATAGATGGACTAAAATTATTCTGAACTACATTGATGTAATAATTTGCTATCTCTTCTTCTACAGATGCAAATGGTAAAGCTCCTTGATAGTCTACTGGACTATAATAGTGATAACCTGCACGATAAGGTCTAATGTATAAAATCTCAATACCATCCTTAGAGAAACCAAAAGCTGGAATCCTCATAGGAGTTTCTTTTTTCATTTTTACATCGTGCCAATTTTTAGCATAGTAATATCCCTCAACATCTCCCTCTTCGTTGCATCTTTCAGCTCTTAAGCTTTCAATGGGTATGTGGTGTACCTCTGTGATTCGTGAATGATCCTTAGAATAGATGACTTGAAATGCTGCTTGGCCCATCATCTTAAAATCAGAGCAAACTCGTCTCATTGTCTTTGCCTGAAACAAAGATTTCATTTGAGCATATTGTTCAGGTCTTTTATTGCTGTCTGAAGCATCTATACCTTTACCATAAATTAGCTCTGACATTCCGTTTATGATAGCGTTATTGGTCGCTGATCCATTGTAACGATCAATCAAATAATCGAAGTACATATTGTCCTCGCCATAGGCAATCCAATCCTCGCCTCTCTGCTCTTTTACTACTGGCGTAGTGTAACCTGATAAATTTACTATTCTAATATCGCTCATGGTACTATTATAAATTCGTTAGTGTTTGAATTTTCCTCTTTATACACACCCTCGTTGACAGTATATTTTGGATAATCCGTTTGTGAAGTTACAAAAACTCTATCACGATAAATTAAATTATTCCCATCAAACACTTTCAGCCCATAGAACCTAGCATCTACAACAGTAAAAACTCCTGTTATAGTCATAAAACCATTAGCAGAAGAAACAGTAACTGTTGGCGTTGCTGTTGTATTTGTAGACTCATCAATCAATTTAACAGTTACCGCATTCGGAAATGAACGTGGAATGATAATAATGTTTTGATTGCCTGTTGATACTTGTAATATGTGCATCGTAATTAAGTAACTAAAAAACCAAAGTTTATTGCAAAAGAAAAGAGGCATAAAGCCTCTCCCCTAAAACCAACACAATAAATTCTAACTATTATGAGTTTGTACCTACAACAATCGTATCTGTTGCACTAGACATTCCTGCGTATGGACTTGCATCTGTAGCACCGCTAATGAAGTTAGCAGGCAATTTCTCTTGCGCCACCAATGTCATTGTGTAACCACTTAAATCTCCCATTGCAGTTCCAGTAGAGATTGTTCCAGCAGAAGCATCAGCTCCGTTTTCTAATCCCATCAAGAAAGCATTTCCGTTGTAATCAACAACTACTACTTGAGGTCTGCCATAAGCTAATAATTTTAGCTGCTTGTTGTCTTCCTTGCTTAACTTGGTTAAGGTAAGTGTTAGTGTCTGCTCATAGAACGTAGTTCCAGTAGCACGAGAAACATTTACAGCCTGCTCAAAAGAAGAGTCTCCTTTAAGATCATACTTGTAAGCAGAAAAAGTTCCACTCATATCTGAAACCTCGTCATCTGCGCTTAAAGTAACTGTTCCAATGTCTCCATAATTTGTAAAGTAGACTGCTGTTATGCCTCCTACTACATCCTTACATGGTAAGGCCCTTCCTGCTGATAAATCACACGCCATTTTTTGATAGTATAAAAAAAGGGGATAGGGAATAAACCCACATCCCCCTTTTGGTTAATTTAATAATTTTACGAGTACAATACAGTATCAGCTCCGATGCCAAAATTAACACCAGCGAAGAACCTGAGAATTACTCGAATGTTGTCTGATCCATCAAGGTCAGCCATGTCTAAGACACGAACTTCGTTTTGATCTGACTGTAAACCTGTTCCGAAGAAAAGATTGCTTTTTTCAGCACATACCATGTGATTTGCAGGTAGGCCATTACATATTTCAACACGAATGCCATCGAAAGACAAAGTCTGCTCTCTACCTGCCCACATTGTACCTTGTGCAAGGTAACCATTTGATCCAGTTGCAGCAAATCCACCTAAAGCTCTGATGTATGCTTTACCTACATTTTGAGAAACATAAATGATTAAGTCTTCCTTACCATATAAAGCAGCAGGAGTAGCATCAACTACTTTACCTATTTCTGCAATTACGTTAGCGGAATCAACACCACCACCGACAGCAGCAACGTCATTAACTGTTGCATCAGCAGTCAATAAGGAAACAAGTCCTGCAAATTGTCCGCTTGTAGCAGCGTTACCATTCCAAATGTTCTGCTCAATTCGTTGTGCAGTTTTACCAGCAGCATAAGCAATCAAGTAATCAGCAAAATCAGCAGGCAACCCATCATAAGCAGAAGAACCCATTTGACCACCAATCCAAGTTGCATAGAAGTCTTTCTTGCAAAGCTGTAGGTTAACCTGAAAAGGCTCAACCTCAAGAACTCTGTCTGAAAGAGTCAAAGTTGATGTAGGAGTGAAGTCACAAGTTGCATCCTTAACGATATCGTCTAGATTGACAGTCTGTAAAGTAGTCTTGAAATTGACATTTGGAAGAACCTCAATGAGATTTTTCGATAAAGTATCTGCGCTCAATAAAGCTGCGCTGATGTATTTGGAGGCAAAATCTCCAACATAGTTTGTAGTAATAGTGGTCGTTGTGGCCATTTTTAGATTATTTATTTAAGTGATTAAGAACTCTCTGAAATGAAGTTAGTGGCCCTCTTTGAGTTTCACTTACATTCGCTTTTTGAGCATTTTCGGGATTGTGCTTGATAGGCTTAGTTGCTGACTCAGCAGACAACTCTTGGTTTTTAGCTTTCAACTCTTCAATTTGAGATGATGCCTCAACCTTATCTCTCTTTAGGTCAGCTACAGCATCCTCCAAGTTTTGGATTCGCTTTTCCATGCCTTCCCAATCTCCAACGTCAGCCATTTTTTCTTCCTTTTCTTCTTTCTCAGAAAAATGCTTTTCAGTAGTTTGAGATTCAATAACTTTCTTAGGAGTTTCCTCCTTAGTAGATTCTTCTGAAGCCTCAACCTCAACTTCCTCAACAGGAACTTTGACTTCAACTTCTTCTTCTTTCTTTACGTCTATGCGATCAATTATGCCTTCTTCAGAAACGACAATAACTCTGCCATCTTCCAAAACATAATCTCCAACTGGTACAGCTATACGAGCTTCATCAGTTACAATAAAGATTTCGTTACCACCTTCAAACTTCTCAGCCTCAAAGATAGTTCCGTTCTCAAGAGTCATTCGCTCTAGTTTAACCTCGACTGAAGACATATCAGTCATAAGTTTTTTAAGTATTTCGGTTGCTTTCATAAGTATCTAAATAATTAATAAAAAAAATAAATCACATTTTCAAGCAAGTAAGCATTTTTACTCGCTATCCTCTGCTTCTGTAAACTCTCCTGAGTTTAAATTCACGTTGATCTTTCCGTACTTGTCTTCAAGCTCTGCTCTTAACGCATCTTGCTCTTTCATCACTTGACTAAACATCGCCTGTAGTGAATGAGATTGCGTAGACAATAAACCTAAGTCATGAAGTATTGCACCCTTTTTCTTTTCTTGGTCTTGTAATGATGCTAATTCTTCTTCAGAGATTTTGTTTTCCTTTTTGCTCATAATAATTGTTTTTTAAGATTTATAACAAATATAAACTATTTTGCTTTTAAAAGTTCAATCTCTGCTTTAAGCTCTTGAATTGCACCTACTAACAACGGAACAAGTTTAGACTGGTCAATACCTTGATAGTCAGGAACACTTCTTGTGTCCATTACTGCTTCAGATACTAATA